CCTAATTCTTTTGGCTCTTCCAGGTTCTGTCTTTCGGGACTTAACAGATGGTTTTCCGGTGACAGCACGGACTTTGCGTGTCCGTGAACGCTTAACCGGTTCGCTTGCGACGCTACTGGTTGGGGAGCTTTCCACCGTTCCTGATAGAACATCTCCATCGACAACAACGTCAACCTTTGCCGGAGTGGCGGGCTTAGGTTCTGCACATAATGGAGCTGCAAGCAGGTTCTGGGCCGTATGGGCGCCATCCAACCATTGGTTGAAGAGTGCCCGGTCGAACTCCGGAAACTGTTCACTAAACTCCACGTCCATCCATCCTTCAATATTTCTATTGGGGAACTGGACGGACTGTGCAAATTGAGCCCACCACTGGCCAAGTCCAGACAGTCCACGAGGACTGTGGGTTGACAAATTAAGCAGCTTCTTGCAGAGTTCGCCGATGACGGGTGTATTCCCGTCTGTGGCCACGTATGAGGTGGCCTTTTCGACAAACTTCTGTTCAGGCGTAATGTTTTGAGGCAGGCGTATCGTAGTATGGAACTTCGAGAGCTGTCTTTTGACATCACACATACTATCAGGCAGTCCGTCCCAAACAGACGGCGAATAGTAGCGTGCCAGAAAATTGACTCCTCGTTCCCCTCGACATACCAGCTGGGCGTCGATGATGAGCCCCGTAGCCCTAGCCGCCCATTGGAGGGACTGGACTGGGAGGTCAGCATCGAGACCATCATCACCGAAGTGAACCCCAAGGGCGGCAAATGCCTCTGTCGGGGAATATGGTTCCCCATTGGGTTTCTTCGAGTGTCTGAACGCAAGATAGGTGTTAAACGCAGCGCGGTTGGTTTGGTGCAGGCTGGTGGCTGAGCAGCCTGATCCATGGGCGGGTCCTTGATCAAACGTTGTTCCATGGGGTAGATATCCCTTGTTATCAGCGTTTGTTTTAAGCAGTTCATTCAACTTAGCACTGTGGTTGGCAAAGGCCTTCATACCAACCACTCGGTCCACACGGCGTAACGTGTAACTGATCGTTCCATCCATACGGTGGAGATCAGATATGTTCACGTAATGTTGAGCGCTGGCGCATATTTCGGCTACACGTTCAGCTAGCTCGAGGGGAGTTTTGCCGGGACCATACCAGGCAAACTGCTTCATATGTGAAGACAGCGCCAATGAAAACATTGCCATATCAAGCTTATCCGCATCATTATAGGTGGAAATGTTTCTCGGGTCTTTAACATCCGAGTACGCTTCCCCTTTGATGAAGCACTTGATAACATACTTCCGAAAGTTTCCAGTTAGCACTGCCTTCGCTAAAGACAATTGCTGGCTAGTGCTTGTCTGCTTCGCATTCACCACTTCGAAGCAAACAGGCTCAAGGTGCACACCTTGCATGATGAGGTCCGCAAACTCATCCATGCATCGGTCACGAAAGTTGTTAGGCCTAGGCTCAGGCTTCTTAAGCGAGTTGATGCGCCCCTCAACGCATTGTTCCTCGCCAGCCTTATTCGCTATAGGCACAAACGCTCCGTGAACGAGCGGACTCATGAATGCCTGGAGCTTGGGCTTCGCATTACAGTCATAACTACTAGGGTCATATTGATATGCTCTCACCGCTTGCTCAACAGGGTACACAACAAACTTCGGCTTCTTGCCACAAACGCGGTGGTAGTCAGTAAGGACGGCAGCAGCCTGCCTGTCTTTGACCCAACTCGCCGTGGTAGGGAGCATTAAGTTTGTCGTGCCCAAACGTGCGACAGTAGCAACAGCATCGTCTTCCTGTTGGCTAACTGTAGCTGACAGCGTCTTGCCAGGTCTTGCGGTAGTCACCATGAACTCCCCATTAGGGGTCATGATGTTGAACCTGATGAATGGTGTTCCATCAGGCCCATGTACCACAGGTACAAAACGCTTAAGTTCCTTGGTCTCCAGCAAGTAACTAGCTAGGACCGCGGCAATGCCATTGAACTCCCTGATCGGTGCTAAAAGCACCATCTGGCGGTGTTTGCCCACCTGTTTGCGTTCAACTGCATATGCAACGGCTCTGACCGGTACTCCCAGAGTCCTCCTAACAACCAGAAATGAGTCAGCAGCATAGTCCCATATCAAATGCGAGTATGAGCCTCCTCCAGCAACAAAGGTTGTCAATGCCCCATCACCTTCGAAACAAAATGTGGTATCATCCTCACCCGAGGAGCTCGCGCTCTCCGGGACGACAGTGTATAGAACCACAGGTTTCGTCTCCTCTAGGAGAAGTTGGGGCATGTCGACGTAGTAGTCCACGTCGCACAGGAACCGAATGTCTCTGGCACCCGGCTTGTCATTCCGGTTGTCAGCGTTTACATCCTTGGTCCAATACCACCGTCTCGATCCCTTAAGTCCACGTCGTTGATCGGAACGTGACATTCCTACGACATACACGTCGGATCCAGTATATTAAGCAATATTCTGGACGGCGCGTGTGGCAGCAGTTCTCAGAGCGGCGGCATTGGCGTGCGTGTGGCCGGGAGTTCCATCAACCCGGTCCACATTGGTTTGTGTAAAGGCATCGCGAGCGACATCCGACTCAATTGCCGGGCTCTCAGCTAGCCATTCACACAGACCTGATGCGTAATCTCGCAATACAGATCTCTTCACATAGACATACGTGGTGGCGCCTGCAGCACCAACCACGAACGCGAGTAACTTTGCGCGTCTAAATGGCATCGACATAGTCGGAAAT